AATGCAGATAGATGAAGCCATAGACTTTTCTAAATCTGGGAAACGTAATTATGCTTCGATGTTTATTATAATAGTGAAGAAATTGGTGGTAACTTGTTTATGGTGTTATTTCTTATATCTCTGGAGGAAACATTAAGAAAACAAATACCTGAGAAATAACTTTCAAGTATCAACTATTTTACGTACTTTTATCTAGACGAATGAACGTCGAACCAAACAACTAAGAATATGATAAAATTAGCATCAAATCCAAGTACTACTAATGGCACATCATTCCACGGTCACACAGTCAATTGTTCATATAATGATTTAGTCAAAGTCTTAGGATTGCCACAATATGCTGGTAATACAGGCAAAGATAAAACCAATTATGAATGGGATTGTGAAGATGAGGATGGAACAGTATTTACTATATATGACTGGAAAGAATATGAACGAATTTCCAATGATCAACACATCGAGTGGCATATAGGAGCTCATTCACATATGAAATCTATAGACGCTTTCTGTGCAGTATCAAGAACCTTAGGACACATGGAATAAACAAATACTTGACTTTTTTCTTTCAAGTATCAATTCTTTTTAGTACTTTTATAACATACCAAACAACAAAGCAACATGACAAAATTATCAGGACGCACAAGGGCAATAGATCTTCTGGACACTCTCAGGGACGACTGGAATCTTTCAGATAAGGAGATATTGGAGTATATCATATATCATAATCTTGATGGCAACAGAGCTGAAGAGATCATGCTGGATGTATGTGAAGAATTCGATATAGCTCCAGTAGGACATTAATAAAACAAATATACATCCAAAAGCTTTTTACTTTCGACTTTTTTACTTACTTTTATAACATACCAAACAACAAACAACATGACAAAGACAACAAACAACATGACAAAGACAACAATCACACTCGATCCAAAAGCACAAGTACACGGAAATGGAAAAAACCTGTATGCAGTATCAGTATCCAATATTGATGACGATTTCGGAGATGATGAGATCACTTTGCAAAGGGCCAATAGCGAAGATGATATCCGTGATCAGATATTCAATGAATATGGCCATGATGATGACGAAGATGAAGAGAGCTCTCGTGATGAGTTTTTTGAACAATGGCAAATAGCAATCACATTCATAGGAAAAGTCTCATAGTACAAAAACAAATACCTGACAAAAAGCTTTCTAGAGTCAAAAGTTTTTAGTACATTTATTAAGTAACAAAATCACTAAACAATCAAAGTTATGAAAAATCAAACAGTTTTATCTACGAGTAACCAGAACAACCAGATCGCAGTAATGTCAATGGAAACTGCATTACAAAAAGCACCAGGCATAGGCGCCCCCGGTCCTCACTCCCGCCTCAGCAAGAATTACAAATTCATCAGCTCTCTTGAATTGATCGACCACTTGGACAAACAGGGCTGGGGACTGGTAAATGCCAAGCAATCCACAAGTAAGAATGCTAACCCTATCTACACTACGTATGGCACCCACATTATGCACTTCGCTCACAACGATCTGTATATGAAAGACAACCGCGGAGGTATTGAAGGTCGGCCGGAGATCGTCATCATCGGAAATTCTAATGGAGATCGCCCATTACAAGTCGAAGCAGGAATTTTTCGTCTCGTGTGTTCTAACGGGTTGGTAATTAAGACCCAGGATTTTGGTAGTATGAAAGAGAGGCACATAAAATATAATCAGGAAGAGGTGAAGCAGATCATTGATCAGAAGGTAACAGAGATAGAAAAAGCCGTAAGTAAGATCAATCGTTGGTCTGGTATTGAAATGACTGATAAGCAGAGGTATCAATTCGCAACAGAGGCTTTAGCAATGCGTCTCTCTAGCGATCGTCAGCCTGAGAACTATGAAATATTAGACCTTCTCCAGCCACGTCGTAAAGAAGATCAAGGAAAAAGCTTGTGGCTCACGTACAATGTTTGTCAAGAAGGGATCATAAAGGGTGGATTCAGTCTCAATAACCGTGAGGCTCGAGCAATAAAAAATCCTATGACTGAGTTCAATATCAATCAAGATCTTTGGACCTTAGCTGAAAAATATGAAACTATAAAATAAGATGTTGTTGTTTGATAGAGAAGACTGACTTAGCTGTCAGTCTTTTTCTTTTTGCAGTTATCAAAGTGCCACTGCTTCATCACATTATTTCCTCCGATCTTATTACAATGGGGACATTTTATTAAGGCGCGTTTTTTTCCTAGTTTAGTTTTACTCATCTTATTTCTAGTTTCTTGCGAATGACTATTTCCTAGTTTCGCTTGTTTGAGTTTCTCTCTATGATCATCTGTAAACTTTACACCTTTTTTTGATTCACTCATTTTCTTTATAGATTCTTCCGTATGAGTTCTCCCTGTACTACGTTGTCTAAGTTTCTTTTTAGTATCTTCCGTATGAGTTCTCCCTATATTGCATTTTCTGAGTTTTTCTTTTGCTTCTTCAGTCAAATGCTTTCCTTTCCAATATCCAGCACTACCTCTACTACATTGAATATGTAACATTCTAGCATACTCTATCACTCTGGAACTTGGTACATACCTTTGTTGAACCTTATCTTTAACATTACACATCATCACAAATGCTTTAGTTAGTTTCTGATTCTCTGGACGCATTGAGTGAAGTAGCCAATGACATAAGAAATGTTCTCTTCCAGTAAGTAATACTATATTTGGATGAGTTCTCCATCTCCCAGTATCCCCTTCTCCGCCTAAACATACAGGAACTATGTGATGAGCTTCATAGTAAGTATCTTTGCTCTTTACTCTGCCTTCTGACTTAGCTCTATTAATTATTGAGTCATATATTCTTTGATAATTCATAAAAATAAAAGTGAGCTAAGATAAAATAGAACCCCTGAATGATTCTACTCTATAATAGCTCAATAAGTTTTTTTATAATGTGTTGATTCAGGCAACAAATTATTCTATTATAAATATCGGCAATGTGAAGATAATCAACATATTATAAAAACAAATACCTGAGAAATAACTTTCAAGTGTCAATTATTTTACGTACTTTTATAAGAGAATCAATAAAGATTGACTCCCAAAAACAACAAGCAATATGTCAACAGCAAATAATGAAGCTCAGAAAGCAAACATCCAGGACCAGATAAAGAAAATCTTTAATGAGTATTCAATTGGCAGGTATTGGTTAGAAATATCAGCAGACGACTTAGATGAGTTTGCTAAAAGAATAGTGGACGAGATAATCACCCAGTAAGAAAACAAATATACGACCAAAAGCTTTTAATTGTCAATTTAATTCGTTACATTTATAAAAACAAACAACAACATGACAAAATACAGATTCAATTCCCACGAGAATCACAACCCAGAGTGCGATATCATTGAAAGTCGCATTGATAAAGATTCATTTATAACATATGGCATATATGTCAATGGTCCTAAGACAGGTAATGAATTCTTTGAATATTACCGCGGTTCTAACTACAACGTAGGCTCAAATCTGCCGTCTTATAGTCTGAATAAGGATGGAGAAGATAATGTCCCTAAGGCGCATAAGAATCGCTGGAATGCGGCACGTGAATATTACCAAGACCTAATGGCAGAGATTGCAGCACTCGAAGCGCAAGCATTTCTCTCATAGTAGAAAAACAAATACCTGAAAAATAACTTTTAATTGTCAAAATTATCCGTTACTTTTATCAAGGACAATCAATAAAGATTGACCTTAACCAAACAACAACAGAATATGAAAATGCAACCAATTAAAGTAGTAGAAGTAGAGAATGAAGGTCTTTTGTCATTACTCGGAGAAGAAGTATTAGTAATGTGTTCTAACTACTTCTATGGGGGAAAGCTGGTAGGAGTTAACGACACTTGTATTAAACTGGAGAATGCCCATGTAGTGTACGAAACAGGTCCATTTACAGGTGAGAAATATAAAGATGCCCAAAAAGTAGGAGACGAGTATTATATCCAACTTGCAGCTATTGAGTCTTTTGGTAAATCTTCAAAACTTTAATCATGAAACCTATTAAATTTAAAAAGAGGTCTAGGTCTGTGTCTATGTCTAGGTCTAGGTCTGGGTCTTGGTCTTGGTCTAGGTCTGGGTCTAGGTCTTGGTCTGGGTCTTGGTCTGGGTCTTGGTCTTGGTCTGGGTCTAGGTCTAGGTCTTGGTCTGGGTCTTGGTCTGGGTCTTGGTCTTGGTCTGGGTCTAGGTCTGGGTCTATATAATAATCACAGAAAGATTTGGATATTTTTCATATTATTATACATCAAAGTTCTATCTTAGAGAAATTGCGTATATTTATTACAGTAAGCAGAGAACATAATTACATAGTCCTGGAAAGACCTAAGAATTACACACTCATTACGAAGACTTCATTCTTTCGCAATAATACATTACTTTAAAATATTCTGGGTCTTTCCGCATTAGGGGTTAATAACCCGGACCAGATACTGAAGCATCTCTCAAAAGGGGGTGCTTTTTTTATGTCTCTACCTATAAGGTCTTAATCGGGTTCATACCTTGTGTTATTACAGAGATATCACTAATGAAATATCCGCTCAGTTACAATAGAGCTTAGTGGTTGATTTGAACTTTCCACTAAGAAAATATCAGACGTCTAAAAGAGGTAGCGATGTCCTGACCTGACAACTATCGACAGTGAAGCTAATAGCAACAGACAGTCTGCCCACAGGATAGGGATTTGTATTATGGGACAGTGAGCTTGATCTGTCATATGTTAAAAAGCTCACAACTTTGTTTATCTGGCTCTCCAGCTATTCACTGGATATAGTGGTTATGTTTCATATACGATAAACAAATACCTGAGAAATAATGCTCAAGTATCAACTATTTTACGTACTTTTATCAAGAGACAATCAATAAAGATTGACTCCTAAAAACAACATCAGAATATGACTACAATGACACAAAAAGAAGCACTTGATAAGATTAAAAAAATGGGAATCTTTGACAAACTTTCAACAAATGAGATGTTTGAATTACATGATATTATTTCAGCTGTGAATTTATCAGGTTGGCATGAAGGCAAGAAAACTGCTCTGAAAACATTTGCTATAGATGTTGCAAAAGTCTTATATCCTGAAGATTATGTCTCATAGTACAAAAACAAATACTTGAGAAATAACTTTCAAATATCAAAAGTTTTAAGTACTTTTATAACATACCAAACAACAACAGAATATGACAACAAATCTTAAGACACCATTTGCCGAGAGCCTCAAGGGACTGGCCAAAACCGCCTACTCAACAGGATATTCCTTCCACATGGATTGCAACCCAGATTCCACAGACGCCGAAGCTCACGAGGCAGGTCTCAAGGAAATGGCACGTATTGCTGACCTTCGCGAAGAGGCCAGAAAGCCACAGACTTGGGTGAACCTATCAACTGGTAAAAAGTTTAAGGCGGTAATTTAATCCGCCCTTCCCTAACCGGGGATCATAGTATAAAAACAAATACCTGACAAAAAGCTTTTTAATCTCAATTTTTTTACTTACTTTTATAACATATCAAACAACAATCAAGAATATGAAACAGAATACACTTTACTCAGCCGTAGTTAATTTTGTTAACTCATACAAGATAGGTGAAACTTTTACTACTTCTGAATTTAAAGACGCACTCTATGATATGACTCGAAAAAAGAATCAACATAAAATGTGGAATGGACAATGGTACAGGGTGCGTACATATCAAACATATCTCAAGAGCGCTGGGTTCATCACCAATGTCAAGAGGGGAGTTTGGCGTATCAATTATAATGTACCTGATTGGATGTCCCTATATGCGCTAGAAACGCTAAGAGGATATAAAGACGGATATTGGAATGGTAGAGAATATGTGAAGAGACCTGTCACTTTCCGCAATGAACTGACAGCGCGTCTCAAAGCATATAAGCAGAGAATAGATAAGGACGGAGTAGACGAGCAGGTATCAGAATCGCAGGATACTAAATTATACGCAATATGTACAAGGACGCATTCTGGCGGTTATTATATTAAAGGTAAAGAATATGAAGTACTATCAGTAGACGAAAACGGGACAGTGAAAAAGATAATTAATGAAGCGGGTAGCCCGTGGACCTTAGTCACTGATTCATTTGCGGGTGGACCATATAGAGGAAAAGCAGCAGACAAGATTATGCCTACATCAATTGGCTGGAAGGTAGGAGACGAGTTCTATGTATTAGTACTCCATCCAGAGTTTCATTATATTATCACTGAAATCTCCAGCAGTAACGTAGTAACAATAGTTTCCAGCGATAATATGTATAGGTGGGGCAATTCTTGGACAGTAGAAGAAGTCAATGAGTTTTTTAAGAGTGGGACATGGAATCATTTACCTCAAGAAGAAAAAGCGCCAGAGCAGAGCAAGACTATGATGTGTACCAGTAACAGATCTTATAACAAACTGACAATTGGCAAGGAATATAAGATCATAGGAGAAGAGGATGAGTACTACAATATTATCAATGATGATGGTGATGAATCGTTAATGTTTAAATGGAGGTTTGCAGAGATCAAGACGCCTCAGCAAGACACAAAGAAAACCTGGAAAATAGGAGATACATTATCAGCAGATCTACTCAATGGCCATACTCACAATTTCCATGGGTATAATAAATCTTGGGAGACCAGATCCAAGGGTCATTTCTCAGGCGATAGGAAGATAGAGAAGATAGATATAGTAGACGGTAGACTGGCAGCTTTAATATCTGGCCCGATAGATATCTGGATAGAAATTGCGACAATAGATGGCATGGATAACTCCGCTGTAGATAAGGTCCCTCAAGAACGACTGTCTGAATTTTTAACAGAGCTGGAGGCGCTAATAGCCAAATATAAATAAGAAGTTGTTGTTTGATATAGAGGACGGCTGCTAGCGAAAGTTGGCGGCCGTTTCTTTTTTGATTTGGAAATAATTTTTGCAAGCATCCCATTAGTAGTCCGCTGGCATTTTACTAGGGGTGCACATTAATGGTGCTGGGAGCTTGCTGGCAGGGGGCCTGGTTGCTATGGTAAATTCACACACCCCGGGTTTTTCAATTCCCTCCAACAAATATATACAAAGCAGAAATATACACCAACCTATAACGAAGACTATATAAATTCACAAAAAAGGAGTACATTTAGATATGAAACAAATTAACTCACAGTTCGACTCACAGCTTTGGCGTTCACTCGCCTCACAGCTCGCCTTACAGCTCGTCTCACAGCTCGCCTTACAGCTCGACTCACAGCTCGCCTTACAGCTCGCCTCACAGCTCAGGTCACAGCTATAGACTTATATTTCTAGTTACCAGTTTTTAGAACCAAAGTCAAAATGTCAATCTTCAACCCAGGGAAAAATTGATTATCCCACAAAAACATATATATGAAAATGCGCATCCACTACCCACCTCCGCACTTAGGACAAAACACCAGACTAAAGACTAAATTTGCTTGGTTTCCAGTAAAGATAACTGAAGACGCAGTATGGGTCTGGTTAGAAAGATACACGGCTCATCAAGTATATAAGAGACATGAGTTGACCTATTCTGGTTGCGTTGGATATGTAGATTCAGACAGGGTGGGAAAATGGGTTACAATTAAACTAGAGGCGCGCTATCCTCATTATGCTGACTATTAAACATAAAACGCATGAAGACAATAAAACAATATATAGATCCAGTACCTACAAAGATCCATAAAGCATTTGAAGCTGTCTATAGAGAAGAGACGATTACCTTTTTATGGTATGATATGGACAGCTTGATGAATTCAGTTAGAGAATGTCTTTGGAAGATAACAAATGATTTAGATCCAAATTTATGAAGAAAATAAGTCTGCATTTCTTAGCAAATATTCTTCAGTTAATCCCATCTATTGGAGATCAGTTGAATGGGGACTTGACTTTTTTAGCTTGGGACATAGCACGACCAATTTTTGAACATCCAAGAATATATTTTCTTTGGGGCAAAAATAAGACTATATGAAGACATACAATTTTGACCGAGAAAGAAAGATAAATATTGCAAATACGATATATTCATTGAAAGATGTTGACTTTTGTAATAAAATGACAGATGACTTACGTCCTCTCGCAAGACAGATTCTTCCACTATATGAGTCTGGTAAGATGAGAGACCGGGATATTCCTAGTATATAGGGACTTTGGAAAACAGCTTTACAAGATCACAAAAAAGATGTACATTTAGATATGAAAGAAATTTACTCACAGCTCGCCTCACAGCTCGCCTCACAGCTCGCCTCACAGCTCGCCTCACAGCTCGCCTCACAGCTCGCCTCACAGCTCCGCTCACAGCTCCGCTCACAGCTCCGCTCACAGCTCGCCTCACAGATCTACTCACAGCTCGCCTCACAGCTCGCCTCACAGCTCGATCCAGCTCGATTTACAATATAAAAATTAAAAAATATGATACATAAAAAGACACATGATAGGGAGAGAATAATAGATCTTTCGGGTCCTGATGGTAATGCATATGCTCTGATGGGATATGCTACGAATTACGCTAAACAACTAGGCTTGGATCCAAAACCAATTATTGCAGATATGACAAGCGGAGACTATGAGAATCTGATCTCCGTATTTGATAAGCATTTCGGTTCATTCGTAACACTAGAAAGGTAACATAATATGAGAAAATTAGTCAAGGTCTTATTTGCGTTGCTTTTGCTATTTGGTTTTCCTCTATTATGTGCATTTATTGGATCTGACTTTGGCACTACTGCGCTCCACGCTTTTAAATGCGGTCTATTTATCGAGTGTTTGATTATTATATGTATGCCTTGGTGGGGAATTCCTTTGATTATTCTATGTATTATGCTTATAGGAGGAGGAGACAAGCGATGAAAATACTCTTAGATTTTAGTGGTAAATTAATAGATCTGATTGGAAATAATAGAATGGCTGAAGGCTTGAATGTATCTTATAAGATCTGTAGGTTCTATATTACGCCCGCTGCTGAGTTTTTTGATCATATAGATAAAATTGTCCGTCCATTAAACGATCATGATAAACTACAACTACCAATATGATAAAAATACAACGCATATCATCAGAAGACGCAGAGACTTATATCTCAAAGGAAGACGATCTGCTAGGATATCCAATTGAATATTATACTATGATCCCACTTCCAATAGGAGAAGACGGCGGAGAATGGGATGAGGTTAAATATTACACCTCTAGAAAAAAGGCATTCCAAGGACCAGGTCGTGAGGGAAAATACTGGATCTACGTGCTTTCAAATCCATCAATGCCAGGTCTGCTCAAGATAGGATATACAAAGAAAACGCCAGAGGAGAGAGCATATCAGATATCAAATGCGACTGGAGTGGCAACTCCTTTCCAAGTTGAGTATAGTTTTAAATGTCACGAGGGTCAACTCCTTGAAGAAGAGATACATTCGTATTTAGAATCATATAGGGTTGCTAATAACAGAGAGTTCTTTAGAATTGAGTTACATGACGTTATAGAGGCCATAACAAAGCTAGGAAAGAAATATATAATTACTTTGGACTAAAGGTTCTCAAGATCGATAAAAAGATGTACATTTATAATATAACAAAACCAAACGCATATGTTTTTCGAAGTAAAAGTAGAATTTAGGACTATCGATCCTAATAAAGACAAGCCAAAGAAAGAGACAGTAAAATACCTAGTCGAGGCAGAATCAGTAACAGAGAGCGAAGCTCGAGTATATGAACATTTTGAAGCACTGCATATAGGAGACTTCGAGGTTAAGTCAAGTGGAAACAGTAAAATCATCGATGTGATATACCCACTCAAAAAATAAACTTTTTTATCTCAAGAATTCGATTTACATTAATAGTAAGATATTTATAGAAAATGCAATACAGTAACATACATACAAATCTTTGGCAAGCGGGCCGCACACAAGCGACTTCTATAGGCTATTGTTTTAGTACGATTAATAACGTGCAGGACAAACCTAGATTCAAACCAGGGGAATATGATACTGAATAATATCTAAAACATCATACTTCGAAAGCCCTGGGAACTACAAACTCTCAGGGCTTTTTTAATTTATGGTACTAAAGCTAACTAGGTAGAAGCGCCAGACTGAAAATCTGGAGGAATTGGGTCGATACCAATTAGTACCACATAAAACATAAAAAATGAAACGAAAACGATAGCGCCACTTTGAAATACGAGTGGCAAACTTTAAAGAATGCGCTTGTAACTCAGAGGCAGAGTACTCGGCTTTTAACCGAGGTGTCGAGATTTCGAAATTCTCCGGGCGCACAGTAAGAAAACAAATATACGTCAAAAAGCTTTAAAATGTCGATTATTTTGTTTACTTTTATAACATACCAAACAGCAATAGGAAATGAAGCAGAGAGACATATTGATGATATTCATAGACAGGATGAAGCGACTTGGAATAGAAGTAAAGCTGACTGGTAATTTTCCTTGGGTATACGTTGATAGTGTGAATGGTAATAAAATAAAAAAGGAAGACTACTTTTGCGGCAATCATGGATTTACGATAGCATTCATTCCAATAAAGCTAGGACAGGAAATGAAATTCACAGACATAAAAGAACTTTTTAAACTCATAAGAAAATATAGATAATATGACAAGTGTACTAACTTTAGAAGATCTGCAAGGAAAGACAGAAGCTGAGATCATTGAACATTTGACTCAAGAGTATGGAGATGGTGATGGATCTGCTCTTAATAATAAAGAGATTCTGATAGCATATGAGTCAGTAGGTACATGGGGATGCGATTCAAGCTCGTTCTTCCTTCTGAGAGACAAGACGTCAGGGGAGTTATTTGAGATCCATGGGTCACATTGCTCCTGTTATGGATTTGAAGGTCAATTGAATTTAGAATCATCATCCATATCTTCTCTCCAGTATAGAAATCGTGAAGGGTGTGTCTTTAGCCCAGGTGGATATGACGGAGACGAGACAGAAAATAAAAGATCTGTGAGTGAATTCATAAAAAATTTATAAAAAGCGTGCGTAGCTCAAATGGCGAGAGTATTGGTCTCCAAAACCAAAGATGAGGGTTCGAGTCCCTACGTGCGTGCAGAATGCCCCCATAGTTCAAAGGATCAGAACACTTGGCTACGGACCAAGAGATAGGAGTTCGAATCTCTTTGAGGGTACAATAAGGTTGATTGGCCGAGTGATTCAGGCGCAGGTCTGCAAAACCTGCTACATAGGTTTGAATCCTATATCGACCTCAGTGTGATCTTTGACATAATGGGAAATAAATATCTAGATGTGGCCGAGTTGGTGAGGCACTTGCTTTGGGAGCAAGACTAGGAAGGATCGTCACCTTTCATCTAGACACATTGGGCTGTTGGTATAGTTGGCTAACACACTTGCTTTGCATGCAGGAATCCCCGGTTCGAATCTGGGACGGTCCACAATATTATTAGTCTCACAGCTAAGAACAGAATAAATTGACAAATACAGTGATCTTTGGCATATTGGGAAATAAATATCTAGACGTAGTTTTAATACGCGCAAAACTCTCGGTAGGGTCCGAGGATTACCAGTTCGAATCTGGTCGTTTAGATAGTGGTTTGGTGCCATTAGACTTCAGGGAAACGGCACAAATAGTCCCTTAGCTCAACGGGAGAGCACTTGGCTTACATCCAAGAGGTTGTGATATCGTAATTCACAGGGACTACATAAAGATGAACTCGCGTCGCACTTTTCAAAAGCCTCGCGCCCTGCAAAATTAGTATAGCGGTAGTACACTAGCCTTCCAAGCCTGTGGCGTCAGTTCGATTCTGACATTTTGCTCAGAGTCACTTTTTTGTACCATGCGTATATTTATAATAAAATATAGATATGCCAAGAGCAAAACATAAATATCATTTTTTATATAAGACGACAAATCTTAAGAATGAGCGATATTATTTAGGAATGCACTCGACTTCAAATTTGGATGATGGATATTTAGGATCTGGGAACAGACTTAGACGATCAGTTAGAAAACATGGAAAAGAAAATTTTAAGTCGGAGATTTTAGAGTTTTTTGAATCAAGAGAAGATCTTATCATTGGTGAAAAGAATCTTATTACAGAGGATATTTTAAAAGATCCAAAGTGTATGAATCTAGTATTTGGAGGTGGAGGAGGGTTTATAAGTGAAAGCGGATATAAAAAAGGAGCTAAAAAGATGTTAGAGATTATATGGAATGATCCAGAATTTAGAAAAAGACACTCTGAAAATAGCTCTGAGTTATGTAAAAAACTTTGGAAATTAGGAGTTCATAAGTATAGAGATAATTGGACAGGTAGAAAGCATAAGGAAGAATCTAAAAAGAAAATAGGAGAAAAAAATGCTCTTAATACTGGATATAAAAATTCTCAATATGGTACTATGTGGATAACAAATGGAGAAGAGAATAGAAAAATAAAAAAAGGTGATATTATTCCAGAAAATTGGCACAAAGGGAGAAATATAAATATCTAGTCGCTTAGTATAAAGGCTAACACGTCAGGTTTTGGTCCTGAAGATAGTGGTTCGATACCATTAGCGACTACGAAAAATCAAACATATAAGTGACGACCTCGTATGCTCTTGTTGACACTCTGGAAAGATAGAGACTGGGTAGTGTAATGCGTAATGAGAAAGCGGTTTATCTCATCCAGACAATGATTTGGTTGCATCGTCATAGGTTCGAATCCTATCGCTATCGCTAAAACAAACTAGACACTGTAAAGCCAGTGGTTGACTTAATAACTGCGGGAGTAATTACCTGCGTATGCGAACAGCGATTGATCCTGATAGCAATGTTTGTTTTTTAATATGGGTCTTGAAGCTTTAAGGTGAAGCGCATGTTTGTGGAGCATGATAACTCGGTTCGATACCGTGCTAGACCCCCAAAAAATTGGAAGATTGCGAGAAAGGTAATCGGCTGGCTTGACAAGCTAAGACTGGGATAAAACCCAATGGGGATCGTTACCTCCATCTTCCGCACATGGAACTATAGTAGAATGGTTAGCACACCTGCCTGATAAGTAGGTAATTCAAGTTCAAATCTTGATAGTTCCACATAAATTGGGTATATAGCGCAGATGGTAGCGCAGCAGACTGTTAATCTGTTGGTCGTAGGTTCGATCCCTACTATACCCGCCACTAAAAAGATAGTTTGATAATTGTCAAGATCTTTTAGTACTTTTATAATACAGTAAAACAATGGGAGTAATGCTCGAGTTGGTTAGGCGTGGGACTGTAAATCTCATAATCCGCATGGATGGTAGGTTCGATTCCTTCTGCTCCCACATTGGTCTTTTAGTGAAGTGGCTATCATACTGCACTGTCGATGCAGAGTAGACGGATCGAAACCGTCATGGACCGCATTTTTGTACCTTTAGCTCAGTTGGTTAGAGCGCCGGCCTCATAAGCCGTAGGTCACAGGTTCAAACCCTGTATGGTACACTCCAGCCCGAAGGCCAAGGGATCGAAGATAGGAAAGTCAGTTCCAACTGCCACTAAACCTCTGGATCGTATGCCAGCACAGTTAGCAACTCTGGGGATAATCTAAAAGTTGCATTTGGACGCATAGTTTAATCGGAAAAACACTTGCCTTGTAAGCATGAGTCCCCGGGTCGGTTCCGGGTGTGTCCTCCAAAAAATTAAAGTCATGAAACAACCAAAGTCTATAAAGATCAAACTAGGCTCAGAGAAGACATTATATAAACTTCCAGATACTCCAATTGCTTGTAAGATCCAAGAGAGGGAGCTTGGAGATGAATCAAAGATAGCGTACATAGTCAATCCAAGGTACATAAAAGATTCAAAAGATCCAGTAACAGCCTCGCCATATCTAGCATTTACGCATAATGAGTACGAGGTGGTTGATTGGACACAATAATATTTTGGCTCTGTAGTATAATGGATTAGTACATGGAGCTTCTACCTCCAGAGTTCAGGTTCGATCCCTGACAGAGCTACACTTTTAAAACATATGACATAATGAAGATCACGCTAAAAGAAGGTCAAGACGTATTCTTTACCTCAGATACGCACATAAACCACAAAAATATTTGTCGAGGCGTTACTTCTTGGACTGGGAACTTAAATAGGACTAGGGATTTTGATAGTCTAGAGAGGATGAACTCGACCATAATCGATAATATAAACAGTCGAGTTGGTCAAGACGATATCTTGATTCACCTTGGAGACTTCTCTTTCGGTGGCCACCAGCACATCCCAGAGTTTCGCCAGCGTATTATTTGTCAAAACGTAGTATTTGTATTGGGCAACCATGATGAGCACATCCAGAAGAACACAGGCAACTACCAAGCGCTATTCTCATCAGTACAACATTACTTAGAACTTGAGGTCAGTGGTCACAAATTTGTCCTTAGTCACTTTCCTATAGCATCTTGGAATAATATGAGCAAGGGGTCTATGCACCTTCATGGTCATGTTCACTTTAATAAGACAATGAAACTTGGACCAGGAAAGATGCTCGATGTGGGGGTGGATGGCAATGATTTTACTCCATATTCTTTGCGAGAAGTGATTGGATTACTAAAAGACAGACCTATCAAGTCTCTATTTAAAGTTGATCACCACGAACATTGATTTTTGGTTTAAAACAGAAAGGGTTACTTTTATAATATGGAAAAGGTATTGATAATTTTACGGGGACTTCCTGGCTCTGGAAAGAGCACATTTGCAAGATTGATGTGGTCTGAGCATGTGATATGTGAAGCAGATCAGTATTGGTATGATAAGGATGGCAATTATAATTTTGATCCTTCAAAACTAAAACTCGCGCATGAATGGTGTCAAGCAAAAGTAAGACAATTCATGGAGGATAATACTCTCAATGAGCAATTCTACAGAGAGATAGTAGTATCAAATACAAGCACAACTGAGAAGGAACTCCAACCATATCTTGATCTCGCAAATGAATATGGGTATAAAGTAGTCTCTTTGATAGTAGAAAACAGACATGGAAACTCAAAT